CTCATCTAGTCGAGATGTGAAAAAGTCATCCACTCGTTTCAGAGCCTTGATGTTGATATATTTCCTATGATCGAAGAAATCACCCATGTGAAGAATTCTCTTGATATTATTCTTCTGACAATAAGGAAAGAATACATCAGTAAAGAACTTATCCATATAGTCCATGAATATGTCACTTCCGTTACGCACACCAAAGTGCGTATCATTAATAATCGCAATTTTCATAAAGATCTATACTATACTATTTGAGTCAGTTTGTAAAGACTTTTCTAGTTTCTTTTTGGCACGATACCTTTCCTTTGCCTCTCGTACTTTTTCTGGATTGTTTTTCTGCCACTTTAGAACTCTCTCTCGGGTCTTTTCCGGATTTTTTTCACGATACTCTCGTTGTTTCTCTCGATTATACTCTCGATTCTTTTCACGCCACTTTCGACTTTTCTCTCGATTATACTCTCGATTCTTTTCACGCCACTCTCGACTTTTCTCTCGTTTATACTCTGGATCACTGGATCGTCCATGAATATAACTCGGATTGTCTTCACCTAACCTTGGAGGTGGTGGGAAAACAACAGTTCCATTATAGTATCTGTCCCAACATTTCTCTTTACGATTTTTGAGCAAAGACATTTCGAGAGCTGTCATATCATCATAAGAACCTCTTGCGAGTATTTTACGACGCATGTATGGAGGAATGTTCTTTTTAGAAAACGACTCCATTATCGACGATGAGTGAGTATAACTATCATCTTCGCGCCCCTTGTGAGACCCAAGATAGAACATCCGATTCTTAGAATCGAACCAAAGATAGACAAACGCTTCGTAATCCATTATGAATAGATTATGAATAGAAAAGTTCGAGTCCTGACTTGCGAAAGATCTTCTTCTTTGCAGTCTTCTTTTTCTTTTCTTTCTTCGCGAGATCCTTTACTTCTTCGTCTCTTTTACGAATCTGTTGAGCCTTCAAACGAACACGATCTATGATACTACCTGCATTGATCGCATTATCAAAATCAGCGAAGTTCTCGACATCTGCGTGATCCATATACTTTTCTTTGATGTCTTGATACTTCTTCTCCTTTTGAATTCTTCGAAGAAACGCATACCAAATAATCTGCGTGAAATACGCAAATGCATTGGGCAATCCAGTTCGTGTTGCCTTCTCAACATCGTAATTCATAATGGCTTTGATACAATTCTCAACTCCATCCATGACCATTTCTTCTCGATATGTATAACCAATAAAGTTTGGTTTGCGTGATAGTCCTTCTGCGATCTTCAGAAAACAACTTCCGATGTATTCCGGAATCTTAGGATCATCATTATTCTTTTCTCTTGCTTCAGTTACTCGATTTACATAGTCAACTACTGCCTGAGAAAATTCTTTATTGTTTACATAGTGTGGTTTGTCCTTGGCTTTTACTTTCATAATATAAGACTAATATAACATAATATGGAAAAATGTAAATAAAATAATTTTTTATATTGACAACTTTTTGATCAAAGTGTATAATCCTCAAAGTATCACAAAGAAAAGGAATAGAATCAATTCTGATCGGGGTATTTCAATCTCTTTCGATACATATCCAAGAGAGGATCAATAGTAGGATCACTACTAGAATCCTTCTTATCAAGATGATAGGAATTTACTTCATTCACCATAGATTCAAACTCATCTCTATCCAATGATCCATGCAATTTATCCAAGAAATTAAATTTAAGGTAATCTCTCTTTAGTGTGATCGGAGCCTCTGTCTTCGCTATGATCTTATTGCAATGTAATTCTATGGGTTGAGGTGGAAGATTCTCTTCTTCATATTCAGATTGAAACATCCATTTTTCCAAAGCCAACATACCATTTCTTTTATGTCGAATCGATACAGGAAGATCAAGAAAGAGAATATCAAAGTAAGGATCATAATCTAATTCCTCAGCCATAATGTAACTTCCATCATTCAATCGATAAGAATAGATCTTTATATCATCTGCTCCTTCCATTAGAGCATCAAAGATTGCCTTCCATTCAACATTCATATTGGCACCTCGTATGTTTTTGTTTGAAACTTTTCTTTTGCATAGATTTTTATGCGTTCTATAGCGTGATTCAAAGTATAGTTCTTTTTACTTTTCCAAGAAAGATCATCAGCTATATCAAAAACAGTAGTTGGTTTTCCATCGGTAGTTTTTCTCAATCCTCTACCTATGGATTGAAGAACTCTTATTTGAGACTTTGTAGGAGATGCAAACACTATGTTGTTCAAGTTAACTATATTTATACCTGTGGAAAACGTACCAACAGATGCGACTATGATTGCGTTCTTTTCTTTCTCAGTAATCTCTCGAATGCGTTCTCTTTCCTCGGCATTGACTGCACCCGATACAAAGAACACCTTTCTCTTACCCTTTACCTTATTCTGAAAGAGCTCATAGAGAGGTTTACCGTGTTTCTGTACGAGATTGTAAAGAACCAGAGAATTACCCTTTTGATCACATGTAAGATTGACAATGAACTTATTTCTCTTCTCGTAGGATACGATGTAGTCAATCTCATCCTGATATTTGAAAGATTTTACGATCTTTCGTGACTCATCCGAATACTTTAGAACCAAACATTTGATACTTAATTGTGCCAGAGTATCTGAATCGATGAGTTCCTTTGTGGTTGTGACTTTGTATTGTGGCCCAAAATTACCCTCTAAAACTAACTGATTTACCATTGCATTGTCCAATGTTCCGGTAGTACCAATCCGATAATCCGCATTGACCAAACGATTCATGATCGTAGTCAAACTCTTTGCTTTAAATGTATGGGCTTCATCACCTATCACCATGCCATACTGAAAGAACCATTGAGCAGGCAGTTTGATTGCGCTTTGCCATGTAGTAATTACAACCGATGCATCAAAGTTAAACTTCTCCTTTCCAGAATAGATTTGATGTATCTCCGATTCGGCATCAAAGGTATCATCAAGAGCGGAGTAGTTCGCAAAGTCCTTTGACATCTGAGCTACTAAAGATGTAGTCGGAACAACGATCAATGAGATCAATCCCTTATTGGAATTGTCGAGAAAATAACGCACCAAAAGATATATGATAAGAGATTTTCCAGATCCTGTCGGAGATAGAAGAATACATCTTTTATGACGAGCAGCGTGGATGAAGGCATCCAACTGATAATCCCGAGGATTAATAGACTTGCCGTTGATAGAAATATGAGATTCTTCGATGTATTTTTTGAGATCATCTTTTTTCGGCCATGAAAACCTTATGGATTCGTCAACGTTGATATCATATCTTCGTTCTGTTGCGAAGTCTAATGTTTGAGTGAGAAGACCGTAGGGAAGTTGTTGTGTTCGAAGATCGAAGAGTCGTATCTTTCCATCCCAAAACTTATTACGATACGCGGGCATGAATTTATATCCATCGGCATAGAATGTGTAATACTCATATAATTCGCGAAGTATTCCACTGTCTTCACACTCGATGATCAACTTCGCTTCGTTCTCCTTTGAGACCTTTATCATCACATACCGCTCGTGAATTTCTGAAATTCAAGAACATTTTTTATGGATTGGTGTTTCCACTTAATGTTGTCAACTATCTCTCGCAGAGTTTCCTCTACGGTTTTAAGATAGGCAATCCTTTCTTCACTCTTCTGTAGATCCTCATCGGATTCAAAGAAATAATGAAAGTCTGACTTCATCACCTTCATTCCATCAAAAGGATCATACGCCCAACCATATTCGTCGATCTTTTCCTTTGGAAGTTTTCCGGAAAAGTGTAACCACTTATCACGCAATAGAACCTTTTGAGCCATCTCCTTCTTTTTGAGTTGCAACTTAATAATACTATGCAACTCCAGATACTTTGCGTGATTCTTTGAGTTCTCTTTACTTGCCTCGTCTAAACATACTGTATCGATTTGCGAGTCCTTCTTCCACATCGCAAGGATTTCATCAAGTGTCATCATATAAAACTATTTATTACTTTATAATACGAAATTCGCTGTATCTAAATGAAACGTCGGCTTGTAAGTATTCTACATCTGTTGCTTGTGTGGTGAATTCAACACCACTTAAAGAAGTTGGAAAAGCGTCTTGAAACTGAAACTCTTTGTTTCCGTTATTGTGATTGGATAGAACAGTGAGAATCATGTCTGAAAAATCCAAACCAACTTCACGATTATTGACCATCCAATCAAAGATTTCGGTATAGTTCTTCATGTCTTCATCGATTGCAAAACGAAGAGAAAGAGAATCATATCCAATCGCATCTCCAGCCAAAAAGGATGTATGTCCTCTAAACCCTTGTGTCGCTTCACCCATAGTCACTGATGGAATCGTAAAACCCGTAATGAAATACTCAACATTCGCAAATCGATTCCTATTGATCGTAAGACGAAAGCCAGTCGGTGAAAGAAAATTGAAATTTGTTGTAAGTTTCGCCATGTTTGTATTTATAAAAAAAGAAGGGCCTCCAAACGGAGACCCTTCAAAGATTGTATCTTAAGTAAGATTAACCATTCAAATTGATGCTACCAACGCGAATCTTACGGAAGTATTGATTTCCGTTAGACTGTGTTGTACCTGCAGCACCGATACCAGCGGCTGTGGTATAGAACGGGTTGGCTTGAAGACCGTAACGGGTCTTGAAAGCGATCTTCGGTTGGAAGGTCGTTTCATCAACTGCACGTACCATCGTGAGAGGAACGTATGGGCAGTAGAACAATCCAGCATCGTAAGGGTTAGTTCCGCGATATCCAATAGTAGCGTAGTCGTTACCAGCATAAGGATCGACGTAAACCTTCATGCTACCGTTAAGAACACCTGCGAATGTGTTTCCGGTGTCGTCAACGTTGAGGTTAGCACTGATGTTAGAAGAATAGTCAAGTTGACCAGCGGCAGCCAAAGCAGAAGCAACGTTGCTCGAGCAGATAACAAAGTTACCCTTTCCTCGGCGTGTTGTCTTGGCAATCGAATTGGCTTCAACTTCCAACTGATAGATCAAGCTCTTGAACTTTTCAACTGCCCAGCGTCCATCGGCGTCTGCAACCAAGTCGAAGAGACCATCTGCACCAACGTTTGCTCCACCAACTCGGGCGGTGCTGTTGATCGAACGGATAACTTCGCGATTGATTTCAGCGAGGATTTCGGAAGAGAGGATGTTAGCCAACTCAGACTCTGCGTCCAATCCGTGGATTGCCTTCAGATCCTGAGCGAGTTCCATCGTGTACTCAGCCTTCAGTTGACGTGTCTTGGCGGTTACAGTTGCCTTTTCGATCGTGAAACCGAGTTCAGCAGGAGTACCAGCTTCACCAGCTGCCGTACCAAGACCTGTACCAGTCGTGTAACTACCGAGTGGAGAATCGAGAAGACCAGCAAGAGGATCTGTTCCAGCATGTGCTGGAGATGCGGCTCCACTGAAGTCT